ATAACTGTCCTCGCCCTTGGAGGGGGGAAGGAAACGAATTACGGCAGAACCATTTCCAGCCTTATCAACAGAGAGTTTCCACTCTTTGCCGGTATCGTTGGATTCTGTAGTGGTGGTTGACATTTTCTCAACTTGCTTCAGCAGAGTATCAAAACTGCCACGACTCTTACGGAGATCGGAAAGTGAATTTGCAGACATATGTTGCTCCTTTTATGCGGTTTATTTAGTTTCGTGTTTACTGTATATTTTGCTTTTTGCAGTTAGTGACTCTAAAAACTCATCACTATCATATACATCTTCATCATACATTAGATGTTTGTATTTGTCAAGCCTAGTTTTACCTTCACTAGAAACTCGATGAATACGTTGTTCCTTTTGGTTATTGCCTCGGGAACGTTTTGACTTACTCATAGATGTACTTCCTTATTTATAACATCTTTCAGAGGTTCGGCTGAGGACTTCAAATTGTCCGACAGTCTTACAAATGGACGGTACTTTGTGATGCACATAGATGCATCTTCTAGCAATATGTCATTTGCGTTCATATCAACAAAGTTAAAAATCTTATCCAAGATTGTCATTGTCTCTACACTAATTATATTACCAAAAAAGAGACGAAATGTCAAGGGATGTTTACCATTAATTGAAATAAAAGGATTGCCGATATTTTCCTTCTCCATGTCGAGAATGATTCTATCAACGTCCTGTTTGAATTGATACTCTCTACTCAGTTTTCTGGTCTGCCACTCTTCATACCGTCTCGCGGCATCAACATCAAACAGACCACCCCACTTCTCACCAGAGACAAAGTTTGCAACAAGAAAGTTTATGATCTCTTCTCTGCTGTAATCACGAGCAAGTTTCTTGATAGAGATCAGGTCTTTTCTTTTGCGGAATGTTTCTTCTTTGACTCGGACTTTGCCCTTGTACTTTACAATATCGTAGTTCTTGGTTGTAAAGTGTAGTTTGATCGCCAAGTAGAGTCGATAAACTTCAAACGGTTCTATCATATGGGAAGTTTGGATGCCCTTTTCTGTTTGAGCAGATTTAGATTCTGAGCTTCTGCGGTGATCTTCTCTTTCAACGAGGGGGTCAAAAGTTTCTTAACACTTTCAATCTCAACCTCATTGCGAACACAATAGTCTGTAAGGACATCAATATAGTTTTGTCCCAGACTTGCTCTGCGTTCAATGTGCTGAGAAAACTCAGTCGCACTAGAGAATTGTTGGTTTGTTATCAAGTACTCGTCTGTCTGAGTCGGGTCGGCCTTCTGGTTCTTCGTTGGCATGCGATTCTTCCTTTTTTAATTTACTTTCTAAGTAATCTGATTTCCAATCCTTTATATACCGAATCACATCATATTCGCACTCATGATAAGGTGACTCACATATAGTCTTTTCACTTTCGCCTGGTTTGTCAAACTCATGAACAATCGGGTGATCGAAAGCATTTGCAACATCTAAAATACTAACGGGGTTTCCTTTGCCCAAATGTACATCAACAGGTTTTCTTTTAGTTTGTAACAACTCAAAGATGCCATCAATAACATCATATATGTGTGTAAAGTCTCTTTCCTTTTTACCACTACCAAATATCCTCAGTGGTTCATTTTCTTCAACACACTTTTTGAATGCCCTGACAACCGTACTGTATTCACCGTAGTCCGCTTCTCTGGGACCGTATACATTATAGAAGTATAACATATGATACTTGACGTTGTAAAGGGACGCATACAATTCTAATATCTCTTCGCAAGTAGACTTACTGAACGTGTACGGGTTGGCACCCTTTTCAGTAAACTTTGTACTGGAAGACGCGGCAAAAAATATGGGGATTCTCAGTTTTCTAGCCCACTCACAGACGGTCAGTGTACTGTCAACATTGTTTCTGATTGTATGGTAAGGATTCTTTTGAGACATCCTCACTCTGGGTGTCGCAGCCAAATGAAAGATTGCATCATACCGCCCAGCAGGAAAAACATCTGCCACGTTTTGGTGAAGGTACTGAACATTCTTGTGGGGGACTTTGTACTGTCCTTTGCTGAGATCGTCCACAACCAAAACATTTTGACCGTGTAAAAGAAGGGCCTCAACCAAGTGAGACCCAATAAAACCACATCCACCAGTTACAATAAAATTATGCGTTGACATCTAATCACTATAAAAAATATGGTTATCATACACAGCACTGACCTTCATGTAGTTTGACCAATTCGGTTTGACGTAATCTGCATGATAATAAACTGCGCCATTTGTATTGTCTTCGTGTTTACCCAGAATAATATCTCTGGATACACTTACTATGTTGTCAAATGATCGCCAATCTGTGATACCATCAGACTTTCCATCACAATACCAAGAGAACTGGCACTTATGACGGATGGGGACTTTTTTGCCCCTGTCTGACCACCACTTTGAATACCTAGCCTGATAGACAACTTCGCAGACTGTATTCGGAAACTTTTCACTGTTTACTCTGTTCATTGTAACATGAGCAACAGCGACTTGTCCAGATAAATCTTCCCCTCTTGCTTCGTGATATACGTTTTGAGCAAGACAGAAAACTTCTTCTGGATCGGGTTGTTTTTCTTTTATCACAACCGGAGTGACAGTGACCACTACTGGTTCCAGTGGTGGCAGTTTGGGGGTTGGTTCAATAGACAGTACTGCGACTGTTGGGGTGAGAATTAAAACTAATGCAAATATCCAAGATAAAATCTTTGGGGATACCATTGATTTCTCCTTTCTTTTATTAGTGGGCCCTTTAGGGTGGTGCCCATACCTCAGAGTTATTTCCCGTGAGAAACGAATTCGTTGATCCGAGAAGCATATTCAGAAATCTCTGAAAATGAAGGATACTCAGGGAAGTCTGGGAACTTTGGAGTCTTGCCAGCATTGGTTTCCCAATCGTACTTCATCATGAGCGCATCTCGCTCCATGTTGTACTGATACTCTAAAGTCTCAGATGCTTTCTGAAAAATTTCAAATCTGAGTTCAAATGGTGTCTTTGACATAATTTTTTCCTTGTGTTGTGTTAAGTGTGTGTTTGGGTCCGTTGGATTATAAGGTGGAACCCATACCCCACTAGCCTCAAGCGGCTAGAGCATAAACGTCATCGTTTGCGTTTACTTTAGGTGGCTCTTTGCCAGTCAATCAGTCTCGGTTTATCCTATGCAATCGCAGTCGAACCTAATACGCCCCCCATTGAAATTTATTGGTGGAGGCGGCGGGATTCGCACCCGCGTCCTACAATCTTTCAGTCCACTTCAACGACCGATTAAGTATTTATAATAACACACCTAGGCAGCAGATGTCAAGACCTCAGACTCGTATAAATCACGACATTCTAGTAAATAATTCACATAATCATCCCGTTTTTGGACAAATAACTGGGGTTCATCGTCTTGGACCCCAATAATCACAACGGTTTTGTCGATAGGAATGCCAGTCCTTTCCTCAAACATGATTGCATAGGCAGAACACTGTGCAAAGTAGTTTTGGATATACTGTTCTTTCTTTGGTTTGGATGAAGTTTTGAAATCTATGATGGAGAGTCTGCCGTCGAATTCTGCAATGCAGTCACACTGACCGGCGAGACGGAGATGTTCACTGTATAGAAACTCTTCGACACAATGAACGTTGTCGATTCTATCAATGATGGGTTTCATGGAATTGAACATATCAACTTCAACGAAAGAGAGTTTGTCGAAATTTAACTCTTCGTTGTTTACATAATCTTCGCAAACCGAATGAATCTTCGTGCCACGAACAGAAGCCTGTTTACTAATTCTGTTTGCTTTTTCAGCGCCGACACGTTTACGCCAGGCCTTGATCGCTGGTTTACTCTTGTGTCCAAGGACGGTGGTAACAGACGGAAATCTGACACCACCATCGGTCTTGTACATTCTTCGGCCTTCGTAGTTTTCCCTAATCAGTTTGGGAAGACTGTAAGACCTTTCTACATGATGAAACATAAAACAATACCGTATAACTTTCAACTATCATACTATACTTATACGCAGATGTCAAGCGGCATTATCTTCGTATTTCATCCTCGCAAGTAAGTATTCCCGTACAAGATCACTTCTAACAATGTCGTCGGTATCAAATTCAAACATCTGGAATGATGGCATATTTTCGGCAATCACCATAAATTTCTGCAAACCAGACATGTCTCCTCTTTTGTATAAGTCTGTTTGGCGGAAGTCGCCGCAGAAAATGATTTTACTGTTTACCCCGACTCTGGTCATGATGGAATTGAGTTCCATGTCATTCATGTTTTGACATTCGTCCACAATGACAATTGT